CTACCTGGCCACGACCGCTGAGCCGGTCAAGCGGAGCGTGTACGAGGAGGAGGGCGCCAGACTATGGGTGTGATCCTCGACAGGCTGGCTGGCTGGATGGGCTACTCTCGCGTCGGCAATCGGGAGGTATGGCACGAAGTGGCGGCCTACGGGAGTTGGGCCGGGCCGCGAATCACGCCGGAACAGGCGCTGCGTGTCTCCACCGTCATGGCCTGTGTCAAGGTGATCGCGGAGGACCTGGCCAGCCTGCCGCTGAAGGTCTACCGCCTGCTGCCGGGCGGCGGCAAGGAGCCAGCGACCGCGCATCGTCTCTGGTATCTGCTCCATAATGCCCCGAACGCATGGCAGACGTCGATGGAATTCCGCGAAGTCATGCAGGGACATGTCCTGCTGCGAGGCAATGCTTACGCGAAAATCGTGCCGGACGAACGGGGTACGCCGGTTGCGATAGAGCCGATCCATCCGGACACAGTGCGCATCGAACGCGATGCGACGACGAAGCGGCTGGTCTACATCGTGCAGGACCCGGTCACGCTGACCGAGAGGACATTTGACCAGCAGGACATTCTGCACCTGCGGGGGTTCGGTCTCGATGGCGTCAAAGGGTTGAGTCCTATCGGATACGCGGCGGACTCCATCGGCATCTCGCTGGCCACGGAGCAGTTTCAGGGGAGCTTCTACCGCAACGGGGCCCACATCGGCCTGCACCTGGAACACCCGAACACCTTATCGGACAAGTCGCTCGATAATCTAAAAAAACAGATCGCGGACGGATACTCGGGCTCGCCGCGGGCGTTTCGGACCCTGATTACCCAGGAGGGTATGAAGGCCAGTCGTCTCGGCGTGGACCCGAAAGAGGCAGAGTTCATCGACAGCCGAAAATTCAGCGTGCAGGACCTGTGCCGAATCTTCCGCGTCCCGGCGTTCAAGGTGGGCGATCAGGAGCACAGTAAATACAACAACGTCGAGCAGCTCCAGATCGACTACGTGACGAGCTGCCTGAGGGCCTGGGTCGTGCGATGGGAGCAGGCCCTGGAGCGGGACCTGTTCATGCGAGACGAGGGCCATGTGGCGATGTTCACAATGGAGGGCCTCCTCCGAGGTGACGTCAAGACGCGGACCGAAGCGCTGGCGATTCAGAAACTGAATGGCGTCCTCAGCCGCAACGAATGGCGGCAGATCGAGGACCGCAACCCGGTGGCCGGAGGCGATGAGTTCACGGAGGCGGCGAACCTGATGGGCAATCGCGGTGGCGACGGTTCCGTGCGTCCGACGCAGCGGGACGAAGCGGCGACGGCGGAGGCCTGGGCGAAAGACATCGCCGGCCGGATCGCAGGCGCCGAATTGCGGGCTGTGACGCGATGGCGCAGCGCTACGGGGCTCATGTCGTGGGCCGACTGGGTCAAAGACGTCTACTGCGGCAAGCACCGGGAATACATGGACAAGGCATTGGCCCCCCTGCTGGACGCCGGGCGGAGATCCGACTGTCTGGCCGAGTTGGGCTCGCAGGGGATGTGTGTGGCGGACATGTCGCCTGACGATGCGATGGCGTTCCTACGAGACGAACGACCGGAACAAATCTATGAGACGATCATGCGAGAGGTGAACCATGTATAGCGAAAACCTCTATCCCCATATCCGTGCGGCGGTCTACGGCAGTCCGTGGGCGATTCTCCCCGAGAAACTCGATGAGATTGTTGGTTTTCTGGACCTGAAGGCCTCTGGCGGCGTGGTGTCGGCTGAGGTTGTGGCGGCCCTGGACGCCGCTGCGAAACGAAGCACGCCGGCGGTATCCGGCAACGTGGCCGTCGTGCCGGTCTATGGCACGATTGCCCAACGAATGGACCTGATGCACGCCTTCAGCGGCGGGACCAGCACGGAGCGGATCGGCGCCATGCTGGACAAGGCCCTGGCGGACGACACGGTCGGGGCGGTCGTGCTGGACGTCGACAGTCCGGGCGGCAGCGTGTACGGCGTCGCGGAGTTGGCCGAGAAGATCTTCAATTCCCGAGAGGCCCGCAGCGGCAAACCGATCATCGCCATCGCGAATTCACTGATGGCCTCGGCGGCGTTCTGGCTCGGGACATCTGCCGATCAGGTCGTGATTACACCGGGAGGCGAGATGGGTTCGGTTGGCGTGGTCGCCATGCACGGAGACTACAGCAAGGCCGAGGAAAAGGCCGGAAGAAAGACCTCGTACGTCTACGCCGGCCGGTACAAGGTGGAGGGTAATCCCTACGAGCCGCTGAATGATGAGGCCAGGGCGGCGATTCAATCGCGCGTGGACGAGTACTACACGATGTTCGTGGATGGTCTGGCTCGTAATCGTGGCGTCGCGACCAAGACCGTCCGCGAGCGATTCGGACAGGGCCGCGTGGTCGGAGCCGCCGCCGCCGTCGAGGCGAAAATGGCTGACCGCGTGGCGTCGTTTGAGCAACTGGTTTCCGACCTGCGGGGCCGGGGAAAGACACGGAGTGCAAGCCGGGCGGTATCGCGTGCCCGTGATATGGAGTTGGCGAAGATTCGGCGACCGACGATGCGGTAGCGGAGGCGGTCGAAGCGGCAGCGTCCGAACTCGCTGCATAGCATGAGGAAACAAAACGGCGACAGGGTCGCCAACAAGGAGAAACACCATGAGAGAACGATTGATGAAAATGCACGAGCAGCGGGACGAACTCGTCGCCGAGATGGAGGCGATCCACAAAAAGGCGATGGACGAGGATCGCGACCTGGGTGAGGAGGAGCAGAAGACCTGGAACGCGAAGACCTCCGCATTGCAGGCCCTGGACGCAAAAATCCAGAGGGAGCAGGCGTTGCTGGACGCGCATCAGAGAGGCCCCACGCGAAGCGACGCCGCCGCCGTGGTGGTCGATGCAGCCGAGCGATCCGCCGGCGTGACGCCTGGCCAGCCTCCGAGGATCGAAATGCCCGAACCTCGCGGCACGCTGATGTGTTTCAGCGGCGAGCGGGACAAACGCTCCGCGGCGGAACGGGCCTATCGGTTCGGACGCTGGCTCATGGCCATCGGAGGCCACGACGGCTCGAAGCGATTCTGCCGCGACTACGGCATCAAGCTCGACTGGGTCGATGCCAAGGATCACAACCTGGCGATCGGAGCGGACTACAACGAGGGCACGAACAGCCAGGGCGGCTACCTGGTCCTGCCCGAGTTCGACCGGGACATCATCCGCCTCGTTCTGCAGTACGGCGTGTTCCGCCGGAACTGCCGCGTCGTGCCGATGACCAGCGACGAGAAAACCCGCATGCGGCGTACGGGCGGCTTGACGGCCCATTTCGTCGGCGAGGGCGCAGCGGGGACCAAGAGCAATGGGTCGTGGGACATCGTGAAGCTGATCGCCAAAAAGCTCATGGTGCTCTCCATGATTACCAACGAGCTCAACGCCGACGCGATCATCTCCATGGCCGACAACCTGGCGTTCGAAGTGGCTCAGGCGCTGTCGTACAAGGAGGACTACTGCGGCTTCTACGGCGACGGCACCAGCGCCTGTGGCGGGATAGTGGGGCTGGTGAATAAGTTGATCGCAATCAACGGGGTCGTTGATGGAGGCGGCGGTCAGGTCGTCGCAAGTGGAAATCTGTTCTCGGAATTCAAGCTCGGAGACCACATGACAGTGATCGGCCGTCTGCCGACGTACGCCGAACCCGGGGCGAAGTGGTACTGCCACAAATTCTACAAGGCGACCGTGATGGACGCGCTGGCGATGGCAGCCGGCGGCAACACGGTCGCGAATGTGGTCGCCGGCGTCCGCGAGGAGCGGGCCTTCGGTTATCCAGTGGAGAAGTCCGAACTGTTCCCGAAGGCGGACGCCAACAGTCAGGTGGCTGCGGTCCTGGCGGATCTGCGTCTGGCCGCGGATTTAGGAGACAGGATGCAGATGACGATGGCGATGAGCGATTCGGCGACCGTCGACGGCGTGAACGTCTTCGAGACGGATCAATTCGCGATCCGCGCCACGGAACGATTCGACATCAACGTCCACGACGTCGGCACCAGCTCGGAGGCCGGCCCGGCCGTGGCCTTGGTCTCGGCGGCGTCGTGACGCAGGTAGTGATTGCAGAGCAGCCGGGGCGCACACAAGTTCGCCCCGGCTGAGCCAACAACAAGCGTATGCAAGGAGAAACGATATGATGCCGATTGAAGAAGGCGCTACGGTTCTGATGCCCCCTGCCGCATTGACGGGGGCCGGAACTGCTGAAATGAGCTTTTCCAAGGTGGATTCCCGGGGCGTTCCCTACGATAGCGCCCTGGTGATTGTCCACGGAAAACTGTCCCACACATCCGGTGACGCCCCCAGTGCGATTAACCTGGCCGAGAGCGATACGGCGACCAGTCCGACGAGTATGACGGACGTCGTCGCATTCACCGGCGGCACGGCCACGGGGACGAGCGTCGGTTACGTCCTGCCCACGGCGGCGGCGTGGAAGAACGGGACGACAGTTGAATTCCAGATCGACTTGCGGAAACGCAAAAAGTACATCGGTCTGGAACTCACCGGAGGAACCCACACCTCCGGCGGTGTCTATGGCGCGGTGATCAAACTGTGCCGTGCCAAGGAGAGTGCGGAGACGGCGGCGCACAAGAGCGCAGTCGTCAACAACAGCAATACGAGCGCGACATCTCAATGCGGTGTCGTGGTTCGAGACTGACTGAATTGATGTCTTCCATTCGAGCGGTCGCGGGCCGTCTGCGGCCGCTCGAATGGCTTTCCCCTCGAATGGAATGGCAAAACGCATGGACAAGACGCGAATCAAACTGAACCTCGGCAGTGGTGACAGGCCGCTGTTGGGTTATTTCAACCTGGACGCGAAAACAGGGCACGAGATCTATCCCCTGCAAGAGGCGTATGCGTGTGACGGCGGTGTCTGTCTGTCTATGGGTTGGCAGGCGGATGAAATCAGGGCCTCGCACGTCTTGGAGCATTTCCCGCACGCCAGGATTCAGGACGTCGTCACGAACTGGGTGAGCCGGCTCACGCCGGGCGGCGTGCTCAAGATCGCCGTGCCGGACTTCGGACGACTGGCGAGGGCCTACGCCGAGGGAAAAACGAACAACTATCTCGGCGTCATCATGGGCGGACAGACAGATGACCGCGATTACCACAAGGCTCTGTTCGACGAATCCAGTCTGCGGTCTCTGATGGCGGCGGCCGGACTCGTGGATATTCGGCCATGGGCATCCGAAATCCAGGACTGCGCATCGCGTGGCGACAGTCTGAATCTGATGGGAACGAAACCCGAGGCGCATCGCGTATCGAAAGAAAGCGACGACGCAGCTCCGGTAAAAATCCTGGCGGTGATGAGTCGTCCCCGTCTGGGATTCCTCGACAATATGCAGTGTGTGATCCGGGAGCTGCTGCCACTGGGAATCCCCATCGAAACCGGAAGCGGCGTCTTCTGGGGCCAGGTGTTGACCCGCATGATGGAAAAGGGACTGGCCGACTACGATTACATTCTGACGCTTGACTATGACACGTTTTTCACGACGTCGCATGTCTGGCGTTTGTGCCAGTTGATGGTCGAGCACCCGGGTGTAGACGCCATCTGCCCCCTCGAGGTGTCACGGGAAAACGATTTTTCCTTGTTCCAGCGTAGAGACGAATCCGGCGCGGTGACTCCGGTGTCCCCTGCAGAACTGTTCGAGCGGGATCTGATGCCGATCGCGACGGGCCATTTCGGTCTTACGCTGATCCGCACGGAGTCGCTGCGGAGTCTGAAAAAGCCGTGGTTTGTGCCAATTCCGGACCCGCAGGGCTCCTGGCACGAAGGCCGGCAGGACGAGGACATCTATTTCTGGAACAACTTCGCTGCCTGTGGGTTCCGGCTGATGATGGCGCCACAAGTCCGCATTGGGCACGGCCAGTTGATGGTCAGTTACCCCGGTCGCGTCGAAGACAATCTCAAGCCGGTTCACTGCTACGTCAACGACGTGATGGCCGGTAGGATCCCGGAATGGTGCGTGCCGGGACTGGAGGTACTGCGATGAGAGTGACGTTCCTCAAGGCGTGGAACGGAATGCCCCAGGGCCGCACGATGGACCTGGGCGGCGGCATGGCTGAGTTGCTCATTGCCCGGGGCGTCGCTGTAGCGGCGGCGTCAAGTCACAAGCGTGGTAAACAGAAACGACGCGAGACGGCCGATTCGCCGCCTGCGGATTCCCGATGAGGATGGCCACTAAAGCCTGGAATGCAGTGAGAGGCCGATCCGATGGCAGATGCAAATAACGGACAGCGCAAATGGTGGTTCTTCACTCCGGTGATCGCCGTGGCCTCGTTGGTGTTCGGGGCCGGCGGCATGGCCTATACGACCAGCGCCTGCCTAGACAAACACGAGCGGTGCATCGAGGTCCTGACGGCCAAGGCGACGGAGACCGAAGTGGCCCAGGCTCGGATCGATGAGCGGCTCAAGGCCATCGACGCCAGCCTCAAGCGGATCGAGACGAAGCTGGAACCAGCCCGAAAAGGAGATTGAATATGGCGACGAACGCGGAACTGTACGGTGTGATCCAGCCCAAGGGCGATGTGGTCGGCCGGGTCCTGGTCGGACTCATCAAGAAGGCGTGGCTGGTCCTGGCGGAGAGTGCGGAGACGGCCAATCACGCGAACCGCCTGGCCCTGGCGAAGAAGGTCATTCTCTCCCCGGAATCGGTGGACGGCCCGGCGTGGCGGCTGTTCCTCTCGAATGCCACAGCCCAGGCGAACCTCGGCAACCTGGACGCGATGACGGACAGTGACATCGACTGGGTGATGGGCGACGACGAGACGAGCAAGGTGTACGATCTGCTCGCGAATCTGGAGGCGGCGTGACATGGCTCTGGGCAATGCGGAAATCCAGGTCGTCTGGTCCAGCAGCGACTCGAAGAGCGTCGCGGCGGCGGGGACGGAGGTCAGCGACGTGTTCACCTTCGCGACCGGGGCCAGCGAGGCGATGGTGACGCTCAAGGCGGACAACGCCGGGACACCGGCCAGCGGGGACGTGGTGGAGTTTTACGCGGCCCTGTCGTGCGGCGACCCGGACGGGGCCTCGACGGAGGAGTACCCGACGGCCGTCGCCCACATGATCTATCTGGGCACCATCGACACGTATGCGCAGGACGCGGAGTGCCTGACCGTATCCCTGCCGGTGGCCGTCAAAGGCAAGATCGTCGCGAAGAACACGGCGGCGTCAAACGCCATCGTGGTCTCGGGCTGCATCAATCAGAAGGTAGTGAGCTGATCGAATGACTGGAGCCCTCGTCAAACCGATTTCCGGAAGCATCCTCCAGCCGGGCCATCCGCTGGCTCGCGGGCTCGATGCGCTCTGGACGATGCGCGAAGGGGCCGGGTCGCTACTGCACGACGCCAGCGGTCGCGGGCGGGATGTCACGCTCTACGGCGATGCGCAGTTCTCGCCGGGCCGCTTCGGCCGGTGTCTGCAACTGGACGGCAACGGCGACTACGGCCAGCAGGCCGCGACCGACTACGACTACGTAGGCCATGATTGGAGCGTGTCCGCATGGCTCTGCCCAGCCGCCTTCGCGTCGGGCGTCAGCCCGTACTACAGTCAAGTGGTCGTCGGTCGCAACGTCGCAGACAACACGAACGGGTATTGGGCGATGCGGGTGGGCAGTTTGGGCAAGACCCAACTGATGTTCCGCAGCGGTGGAGCGAATCGCAGTTGCGATTCGCCTGGTGGAATCACGCTCGGACAATGGGTACACGTGGTGGGCGTGGTGCGTGGCGACACGATGACCCTGTACCACGACGGCGTGCTCGTCGCGACGACTGCGGGAGTCCCGACGACTGCATACACCCTGAGTTCCAGTCTGCGGATCGGCCGATCCGCCAACGCAGGCAGCTACACGTACTATTTCGACGGCAAGCTCGACGCGGTGTCCCTGTATCGCCGGGCACTGTCGGCGGCGGAGGTCGCGGAACTGTCTCGCGACCCGTTCTGCGTGCTGCGGCGGCCGGCGAGTCGGGCA